GTTCAAACAGTGAGCCAAAACGACAACATCGTCAACCTGCCGATCGGCAGCACCATCGCACCGCTGCAAAACGTGGCGCTGCTCAGCCAGCTGCTCGAGCAACTCGTGCAACGGCCCCTGCACCTGCCCGGCATGGGCACTTTCTTCGGGCCTTCCGGTTGGGGCAAGTCCATGGCGGCTGCCTATGCCGCCAACAAAAGCCGCGCCTACTACGTGCAGTGCAAATCCACCTGGACCAAGAAAGCCTTCCTCAGCGCCCTGCTCAAGGAAATGGGCGTGGCGCCGGCCAACACCATCTATGACATGGTCGACCAGGCCGCCGAGCAGCTGGTGCGCTCGGGGCGCCCGCTGATCGTCGACGAAATGGACCACATCGTCGAGAAGAAGGCGGTGGAGGTGATCCGCGACATCTACGAAGGCTCGCAAGCCCCCATCCTGCTGATCGGCGAGGAACTGCTGCCCACCAAGCTGCGCAAGTGGGAACGCTTCCACAACCGCATGCTCGCCTGGGTGCCGGCGCAACCGGCCGAACTGGACGACACCAGGCTGCTCGCCAGGTTCTACGCCTCCGACGTGGAGATCGCCAACGACCTGCTCGAACGTATTCAAACGGTCAGCCAGGGCACCACGCGCCGCATCTGCGTCAACCTCAACCTGGTGCGCCAGGCGGCACTCAACGAGGGCCTGGATGCGATCGACCTGGCCACCTGGGGCAAGCGCGAGCTGTACACCGGCGAAGCGCCGGCGCGGAGGGTGTTCTGATGGCAGCCACCAGGCAACGCCGCCAGCCGGTGCACATCGTGGCCGCCGGCGGCCTCACCACCGGCCGCGACCTGATGTGGCAAGGCATCCGCCACCTGCGGCAGTTCACCTACCGCCAGCTCGAAGACTGGGTGAACCGCCAGCCGCACAACGTGCGTATCAACGACGAGTCGATCAAGACCTATGTGCGCGCGCTGGCCAAGTCGGGCCACCTCGAGGAATGCGGTAGCGAAGGCGAAGGCCAGTACGCCGCCAAGCGCTGGAAACTGGTCAACGACGTCGGCGTGGATGCGCCGCGCGTCAACCGCAAAGGCAAGTCCGTCACCCAAGGCGCCGCCCGCGAGAATATGTGGCGCTCGATCCGCATCCTCGGCTCGTTCGACTACCGCGACCTGGCGCTGGCCGCCAGCACCGAAAGCTGCCAGGTCAAAGCGGGAGACGCCAAGGACTACCTGCGACACCTGGCCAGCGCCGGGTACCTGGCCACCGTGCAAAAAGGAAAGGCCGGCCTGCCGGCACGCTACCGCCTACTGCCCTCGATGAACACCGGCCCCAGGCCGCCGCAGGTGCAACGCATCAAGCAGGTGTTCGACCCGAACCTTGGCAGGGTCATGCACAAAGGGGGTGAGCAGTGAGCGCCCTGAAGAAAACCAACCTCGACCAGGTGACCGAGTACTGGGGCAGCCATCCACCGGATTGGGTGATCGCCCTGGCAAGGGCCTGCGATGAGGCCAACCAGGCAAAGGCCGCACCCCGCACCGGCTACAGCGCCGGCGCGATCAACCAGGTGATCCGCAACCGCTACAAGGGCGATTTAAAGGCCGTTGAAAAGGCCGTGCGCGGCGCCTTCATGAACCTCGACGTCGCCTGCCCGGTGCTCGGGCAGATCCCCGCCAACGAGTGCCACAGCAACCAGCGCAAGCCCTACGCCAACACCAACCCGCTGCGGCTCACCCTGTATCGCGCCTGCCGCGCCGGTTGCCCGCACGCCAAGGAGAACCTCGCCCAATGAACACGCACAGCCCATCCATCATCGGCGACCAGAACGCCGGCCTGCTCGATGCCCTGAGCGATGCCTACGTGGCCTGCCTGTCGCTCGCCGAGCAGGGATTCAAGCTCGAGAAGGTCGCGATCATCGCCGGCCGCCCACAGATCCGCATCGTCCACGACAAGCGCTGCGCCCAACTCAACAGCGTTACCGCCGCCGTGCATGGCGGGATATCCAGCCGATTCGAGACCCGCGCCGCGATGGTGCGCGGCGTTCAGGTGCAATGGAGGCAACCGCTATGAACCAACAGACCGACAACCTGCACACCCTGGTCAGCGACGAAGAGTGCCTAAAGCGCATTGCGGGCCGGGTGGCTTCCGAGCTGTTCACGATCTACGGCGAACTCACCCCACAGATCGTCGAGCACGTCATTGACGCGGCGCTGTACCAGATCAGCTTTGCCCTGCGCCGTGGTGAGCCGCTGGCCCTGGAGCCGATCGGCCAACTGATCCCGGCGCAGATCGGCAATTGCCACGTGGTGGTGTTCCGCCCGGTGGCATCACTGACCGGCCCCATGCCGAACGAGCAGCGCGAGCTGGTCAGCATCGCAGACCGCCGCATGCGCGCCTAGGAGCCGTCGTGGAAAAGAAACTCAACAATAAAACACCGGTGCGCAAGAAGCGCTCACCGAGCCGAGCCGTACCGGCGGCCCCCGCCACCCAGGCCGACATCCTCGGCCAGGCACGCGCCCTGGTCGATGAACGCCTCGAAACCCTCGGCGACGAGCACCTCAAGCGCCTGGTGGCGCTGGAGCGTGCGGCCTGCGCCGTCAACACAGGAGAGCAAGCATGACCACCCTCGCCGACATCGAACAGCAATGCGCCGTGGTGCGCCAGCAGCGCGACGCAGTGCACGACCGCCTGATGGTGCTGCGCGCCGAGATCGACAAGCTGGTGCGCCGCGAAACCCCGGCCATACGCGAACATGCCGACGCCCTGGCGGCCGCCAATGCCGAACTCGAGGCCATGATCGAAGGCGCCCCGGCGCTGTTCACCAGGCCACGCACCAAGAGATTCCACCGCATCAAGGTCGGCATGGCCAAGCAGAAAGGCAAGGTGGTGATCGCCGACGAGGACAAGACCATCCGCCTGATCCGCAAGCTGCTGCCGGAAGACCAGGTCGAACTGCTGATCAACACCAAGGAGAGCGTGGCCAAGTCCGCCTGCAGCGACCTGAGCGCCAAAGACCTCAAGCGCCTGGGCATCCGTATCGAAGCCGACACCGATGCCGTGGTGATCAAGGCCGAAGGCGAAGACCTGGAGAAGCTGATCACCGGCCTGGTCGGCGACGTGGACGAGATCGAGGCTGCCTGACAAGCGGCCGGCGCCCAGCGGGCGGTGGCGCCGCCATGAGTAACACCCGCAGCGCGAGGCAGCCATCCTCCCCAAAAAATGGCCTGTTGATCGCGCCGCCTGGCCCCCGTCAAGGGCTGCCCAACACAGGAGAACGACGATGCCGGAGTTTCACTGCAGATTGATCGACAACGGCCAGGTGGTCGGCGAGCAGACCATCGAGGCAAAGAACCATGCCCAAGCCTACCAGGCAGGCAACGATGGCATGGGTCCGTTCGAGTGCATCGCACGCGGCGAGCCGGTGCGCTGGGTGGAAGTCAGCCGCTGCCAGGAGGACGACCGATGCGCGCAGCCAGCCTGAAAACCAGCAAGCGCCTGCAGCGCGTGCATGCCCTGCTACAGGACGGTGCCGAGTACTCCACCCGCGATATCACCACCAAGTGCGATGTGTATGCCGTGAGCGCGGTGATCGCCGAGCTGCGCGCCAACGGCCTGCACATCGATTGCCGCCACGAGAAAGGCGTTTACTACTACCGGCTGGTGAAGTGATGCCCAACCGCGCCAAGCTGATCCAACTCGTCCACATCGGCGCCGCCAAGTTGTTCGGCGGCGATGAAGACGCGCGCCGCGACTGGCAGTTCGCCGTCTCCGGCCGTGGCGGCCGGCCTGGCCAGCGCAGCTGCAGCGACATGAGCAACGACCAGCTGGAAGACCTGGTGGCCGAGCTGCGCGCCAAGGGCGCCCTGGACAAGCGCTCACCCAGGCGCGCCGGGCGCAAGCCGTTCAGCCGCTCGCAGTATCTGGCGAAGGTCGCAGCCCAGCTGGCTGACATGGGCCTGCCCTGGAGCTACGCCGAGTCTATCGCCTGGCGGCTCTCCGGTGGCAAGGGCCTGCAGCCTGGATCGCAGCCTGGGGTAAAGCGGCTGGACTGGCTGAAGGGCGAAAGGCACTGGCGCAACCTGGTCGCCGCGCTCGACTACGAACAGAAAAAGCGCAGCTACATGGCCTCGATCACCGACATGCTGAAAAACCTCGGCGAGGATCTCGCCTACGTCGACACCCTGGTGCCCGCCAACAAGCGCGGCAGCAAATGGCAGCGCGACCTGAAATGGCTCAAAGCGATCGACGGCCAGCTGGCCGAGAAGGTCCACGAGGCCAAGGCGGCAGCCGTGGAACTGCGCCAATGCTGATCGAGGACTACCTGCCGCGAACCGCACAGGAGCTGGCCAGACGCATCGGCCT